CTCTAGCGCACGAGTATGGCCGCGTTTCTGAACAGCAGACTCACCATGCTTCAAGTGTTTGTTAGAACCCTTCTCTACGTCCTCAGACATATTACGTGGTCCCATAGATTCAGCAACGCCACCCTTGGCCATCTTCTTCACCTTGCCATGATGCTCGTGCATCTTCATATGGTGTTCAGCCATAGACAGGTGATGTTCAGCTAAATGCTTGTGGTGTACCTTGCTCAGACCGCCATGCTTCATTCCTGCTGCGGGCATAACGGGAGCTGCTGCACGAGCCATACGGGGAGCCGTAGGACGACGCTGCGCTGCCATCATCAACGCTGCAACGCGAGGATCTACTCCTGCGCCACCGCCCATTGCCATCTTCTTGGTATGGTGGTGTTCTTTAGCATGACCGCCATGTGCCATCTTCTTAACATGGCCACCGCGCTTCATCTCATGCGCTTCTTTCTCTTCTTCATCTGCAATACGACGAAGTTCTTTTGCTTGATTCAATTCGTGTTTTTTCAGTGCCATTTGACCACCTCGCTTAAAATGTTTGCCTTTATCGGCTTTAACGAATTCCTCACCCACGGACTGAGGAATGTGTACTTTTTTGGCGAACGCTTTGCTATGCGCAATCGCCTCCATAAAATTATGCTGTTTCTTGGAGCTACTGGGCATAACGTCGTGCGCTTACTAATTCATCGATCTTGCTTTCAAGCTTATTGAATCGTTGATCCAAATGAGCCATCAGCTTGTCGACTTCTTGGTTGGTCACATTGTCTCTGGCAATTTCTTCACGAGTTATGTTGAGCAGGATACTCAAACGTTGCAGCTCGTTTGATTTCTCTTTAGCAACAAATCCCAAGACCGCCATCAACATCGTTAGTCCAGCATTCCAAATCATCATCATTGAGCTTGAATCCATCAGCATTTCCATGCACGTAAGCTTTTGTTAATACGTGAGTTAGGATCTTTTGCCGTCTCAGAACTGGTCAGCTTTTTCTTCATGCCTTCCATCCTAGCGCAAAAAGATTTCTTCCTCGCTCCGCCTTCAGGCTGCGGTGGCTTAATGTCATGTCCTTGGGCTTTCAGGCTGGCACGACCCTTAGCGTTTAATCCGCCGTTGGGATTCTTGCCTTCCTTACGAGTCCATGCAGGACTAGCCATAAAACACCGTCATGCTATAGGCGCTACCGATGACTCCGTATACTCCGTTCTGAGCAAGGATACCTTCGCCGGGGAACTCTAACTGCAAGTTCCCTGCGGCGTTGGCTCCAAACTTAGCCAGAACTGTCCCGCTTGCTGATGACGCATTGTCATACAGGATCACGGGATTGGTTCCAGCCGTGTTAATGCAGATGTGAATTGCACGAACACGGGTACGGTTTGCATACACCACACCATTGGCTGTCAGATATCCAGCTAAAACATCTGTTTGCATGCCCATGATTAGTCGAAGTTACCGTAAGGATACGTGGTTGAATTACCAATGTTCAGGTCAGCTTGGGTATACCGTAAGGTAATCGCAATCACGCCTGAAGCTAATCCGGCAGCAACAGTAGTAAATGCTACTGATACGACCACTTGGGAGAACCAAGTAGGCTGTTGACCGGGTTGTAGATTTTGCACGTCAAGCAAGGTGGCCTGTGCATTACCATACTGTGATGTGGAATACGTTGCATTGAACCGACCTACTGCTGGGCTGGACTGGTTTGCAAACGTTCCGTACACACCTAATGAAGAGGAAAAGTTATTGGATACATAAGGATGTATCGCAGTAACAGTGTTAGAACCGCTATCAACAGGTACAGCCACAACATCAAAGATCACGTCGATCAATGTCGACTGTTGTGGCAACAAGAACGACGCGCCGCGATAAGCAGCGGTTGTCGTGTCTGCCGTGGGAGCAGATGCGATGGTGGGGCCGTTGGCACTGTACGTACCATTCTGGGGAACCCAAATCGTAGCTTGGCTGTTAGGGATGTTGTTCGAGGTAACGAATTGACCTGAGCTACCACCGTAGTTTGCTTGTCCGGGTGTGGACTGAGAAAAGTCCATATACACACGTTGAACAAGTTGTACAGTTCCAGCATCACGCTGGGGTCCGAAACGCTGGTCAGCAGCGAGAATCGGACCTTCAAATGTAGAACGACCCATAATTATTCCTTATGCAAAAGTACCCTCATCAATCGTTGCATCGTCCGCTAGGGCGGTGGTGTGAGGGCGTTACCCTAGATAAATTTTAAACCAAAAAGGGGGCGTTAACCCCCTTCTTTTTTTAGTAAGAACCGTACACGCCTAGTGGATCGGAATAGCCAAAGCTATAACGCTCACGAGACTTATAACGAACGTTACCAGTATCAAAGTCACCATCCATGCTGTTCTGCAAAGGTGTACGTACAAACATCTTCAGACCGTTAGGAACGTCAGTGGTTAAGAACCATGCGTTGGTTGCGGTTAAGAAGTGATTGATCGTATAGCCTTCAGGGATTGAACCATTGTTCTCTAGTGCGTTGATATCGTTGTTGTTAGTACCAACACGGAGTTTGGTTTCTAATAAACGGGTAGCAACGAACTGAAGTGCAGGAGGAACAATCAACTTCTTGGGTTTAGCAGCGATCAGCAAACCACGCTCGTCTGTCCAAGCAGCAATCTGAATCACTGAGTTTTCCAACGCAGTTTCATTCAGGTCAGCAGGGGTAGAAGGAGTGTTTGCGTTAACGCCACCGTTAACCAAGGGGTGAGCAGTGTTGAATAAAGATACGCCATCACCACCAGTGTAGCTGGAGGAGAAGCCATTATTCAAAACAGCGGCCGCCTTAACTTGTTTCGTATACGCCATAGCGCGAGCCAAACCTTTGGTATACCGCGCCGATAGAGAATCATACAAGTTGTCCTCGATAGCTTCTTCAGTGAGTGAGAAACCTAACGCAATCGTTTCATGATTGTATCGAGCAGTCCATGCTTCCTGCGCGTTGTCATAAGCGATTGCGGTTCCCTCAGCCTTTACTGGAGCGGCCGAGAAACCGGATAGTTTGGTTTCTTCTTCGAACGAACGTTCTGAAGTTTCGATTTCATAAATTTCTTTATGCTCTTCGCCGTAACGAGCGTATTCCAAACCAAACAAAGCGTTCAGGCCGGGGAGTAGTTCTTTAAGTAGCTGTGCGCGTGAAATTGCCATGATTTACTCCTTATACGCCAGCAGCATTGGTCATGCCTTGGAACCCTTGGTTCCAGACTACCAATACTTCCGGGCTGCCTACGAAAGAAATTTGTGAACCTGATGCCAAGGTAATTGCACTTGAAACGGTCACGGTTGTACCAGAAACTGCGGTCACAGAAATGTAGTTACCCTGTGCAGAGCCGGTTCCAGTAGGCGCAATTAATTGCATACCAGCTTGAATTGCGGAATTGCCAGCAGTCAGTGTTACAGTGGTTGAAGAACCAGATGTTGAAGCCACTGCGCTTACTGATACAGAAGTATCAGGAACAAGACCGACTACACGGAAAGGTAATGCAGAAGCGATACGAACGTTACCGTTTGAACCGCCAGAAACAACAGCACCAGATACAGCCATTGCTGAATCACCAGTATTGATATTGCCTGCGTTGCCAGTGATGGCATACAAGTTAGTACCAACAAAGGTAGCGTTTGCGTAACCGATTGCAGTGTTAGCATTGGTCAAAGATGTACCTTGGTTGGTCATAACTGCTTTGAACACAACGCGGGGATCATCAATGATGTATGCAACAGCATAGTTGGTCACTAAGTTAGCGGGCCAGTATTGAGCGCGAACGATTTGGCTAGATGAGTTGGTGTACTCACAGCCGAGGAACACACCCAGTGTGCCTGCTACAGCAGTGCCGGGTGAAGAGGTTGCAGACATTGCGGTGGCGACTACAGCACCGTTAGACAACTGAACGATATCGCCATTGAATAAGTTTGAAGAATACGCCGTTGTAATTGGGTACATGCGGGTGCTACCAGCATATGGTAGTCCGCCGAACTCATTAATCGGCTTGAACCCATAAGGGGCCGGAACGTTTGGATAAGCCATTTAAATCTCCATTAAATTTAAGATCCTTTACCAAAGCTCACCGATGACTTGCCTTCTCTAAAGAGCGGCATGCGGGCATCGCTTTGGCGCATCAGACTATTGTTAACAGCTTCTTCGTTTTGGCGAGTCAAGTTGTTGTAGTACGCTTGCTGCTGCTCAACCAATTCAGTCGGAGTCTTGCATAACAATAAACCGCCTACTTCTATGTGGTCTGCGAATCGACTATCAGGGTCAACAAGCAGTCTAAATTTCGGTTGTTCTTCTAGTTTCACTGGCTCCCAGCCTTCACGAAAACGCGAAGATACATTACGAGGATCAGCAGAATTCATTAGAGATACACGTATCCAGCGATAAGACATCCCCGCTTCCTTGTCTGGCTCCGGCAATAACTCCGGTGGAGTCCACTGCTTAGGACGTTCAGACATTACACGAGTCATCAGTTCACGGGGTTTTCTTTGTTCGGACATTATCATGCCTCCAATTTAAGTACTTCAGTTGCATATTGTTCAGCAGTCAAGCCAAGCTTTTTGGCGATTGCTAATTGAGAAGTTTTCAGACGAATCTTCTTTGTTCCTGTACTACGAGTAGCCGGAGCTACCACGCTGCTTATTTTTTGAGGTTTAGCTTCCTCTATTTCTGTGTCGCTCTCAAATCTCTCCGGGAAGCGTTTCTTCATGGTTTCGTCTATACGGCGATAATACTCCGGTGATGAAATTACTACACCTTCTTTTTTAAGTCTTTCATGTAACCCTAGGGCGAGACTCGTCATTTCATCGTCCTCACCAAACCAGTCGTTGTTCTTCTTCCACTCTAAAGCGATCGGGTCGGGTTGTACGGCAGGGGCTTGCGGACGCGGCATTTCATACTGCGGCTCAGGCGGGGCAGGACGGTAGTTCTTTACCTTATCCGCTTTCATGCTGGCTTCTGTTAATCGCTGTTGAGCTTCTAGTAAGCGCTCACTTTCACCAGACTCATACGCCTCTTTGTATCCACGCTTGGCTTCTGCTAACTCTAGGTCAACAGCTCGCTGGATACTGTTAAGAACATCTTTCTCTCTATCATGAAGAGATGTCTTTAACCTATTGTTTTCTTGCAAGATTCTTTGTGCAACAGCAATGGCTTCCTGCTGTTCACGAAGGGCCTGTTCTTTCTCACGTCGTTCATCGTGCGCAAGCTTCTTCATCTGCTTGAGTTTACGACGGACTTTCTCCGAGTAATCTTCTAGCTCATCGTCATACAATTCTTTCTTGTCTGCTTCAGAGAATGACTCCCGACCTTTGTCTTGCGGTGGCGTATCGTCTTCAACCTCGATCAGTAACTTATCGTCTTCTGCATCGGTGGTTGGCGTTTCGTTTTCTATCTCATCCGGGAATTTAAATTCCGGTTTATCTAGTTCAGCCATGATCGTATCCTTTATTTACGTGAGATGCCGCGTGGATCTTCTACGGTCCCTTCAACAGAGTCATCGTTGATGATTCTGAATTCTTTGCCATGTATGACTAATCGTGATCCTGAATGCGGGCGAATTAAAACAAAGTCACCCGGCTTGCACCACGGGCCAGTTGGAAATTTATTCTTGTCTTGATAACAGTCGGGACCAAGATTCACCACAAACAACACGGTGGTCATGAGTTCCTCGTAGTGTTTCGTTGTGTCGGCTTTAATTAAACCGTTTTCAAATGTCTCCTCAATCTCAGGAACTGCGCACAGAATGTGGTAGCCACTTGCTTGAGGTAGTTGTTTTGCTTTGTCTTCAGTCGTCATAATCTTCCCATCGTTGTTGTAGGTCTAAACACATCATTCTTGCAGTGAGTAGACCTTTTACCTCACCACATGCCTTCTTGTATTCTGGAAAATCCTTGCAGTTATCGTCCGCAAGGTTCTCCTGAATTGCGTTAATCTCTGTATTGAGTCTGTCGATCAGATATTGCATCGCTTTATCTATCATTTCTGTCTATCTGCCTCAATTTTTGCTGCTGCTTTAGCCGTGTCTACCGCCAATTCCATGCGCATTTTCTGCTCTTCAGCGGCCGCTTTTCCTACGTTATGGGCTGTTTCGGCCTGTATTTTGGCCATTTCTATCTCTTTTTGGGTCTGAATTTTGAGTTGTTCGGTCTGTATTTCAGCCTGTCTAAATGCCTGTTCTGCCTGCTGTTTTTGCTGTGCAAGCTGCAATTCAGCCTGTGCAATCTGCAATTTCTGCTGTTCCATCTGCACAATTGGGTCCTGTTGCTGCTGTTGGATCTGTGCTTGCTGGGCCTGACCTTGGTTATTCTGTAAAACCTGTTGGCTGGCTTGGGCAATTAGAGCCGATAAGGACACCTCAACTTCTGGTGGCAGCTTCTGATTAGGCATTGGCAGGTTCACACCCATCTGTTTCTGGATCTGTTCCCGGTACTTAAAGCCTAAATGCTCTGCTATATGGGACTGTAGAGCGGCCATAATCTGGTTGGCCTGCGGATTCTGTCCAATCGTTTGCGTAATAATGGGGTCTTGCAAGAAGGCTTGGTGTGCTGCAAGGTGGGCTTCTTGGTCTTGGAAGATGAAAGCCTTTAACGGCTTGCCTTTTAGGGCGTCCATATTCTCAGAGATAGGATCGACAGGAGCAGCATCATCCTCCATAGGTAT